GCACTAGCTTCCAATACTGCCTGATATAAATTCTCAAGAGCAGAAAGGTCGCCATACCATTGCTCAATGTATGAACGTCCGTAGTCTTCTCCGTCCATCTGCTGAAACCGAAGGGGTATGAATGGACTACATTCCCTCGGACTCATACCATTAGTCCCTGGAACTGGTTTACCTTTTACCTCTTGATACCAATGACACTTATCATCTTTGTATTTAACGCAAGTATAAATTTTTACATCTTTCTTCCCATAATCTTTATCGTATTGTTTTGCGTCAGGAGTAGAAAGAAATCCTTTTGGAAGTAACTTAGGATTTACTTCTTCTTCTATTATTATTTCTTCTACATTACCCATTGGGTCACGAGTGATTGTAAATCTTTCAAGATGTAATACTCGAATACCAGTTGGATTTACATATAGCAATACATTCCCTGCAATAACTAATTGTTTAAATGCTTCATACAATGCTGCTCTTGCAGATAATGTTTCGAGCATAGTATTAACTGCTAACTCTACCTTCACGCAAGCACTATCTAACTCTGTCTTTTGTTGAGGATCAACATCCTGAAGTCTTAATGCTAAGTCATCTATCTCCAACTTAAACATACTTGTGTTGGGAGGGAAGAGACTAAGACCTAGCTTGTTAGCAATATTAGAAACACCTCTTGCTCCTACACTTTGATGAGGTGTAGTTATCCTTGCCCTGGCTGATCCAGAATATTGTGTATCTGGAAATTCAAAAGGTATAGTAACCTCTGCACACTTCCTTGCTATATCCGCATAAGGATTACGTTTAGATTTTTGTTGTTCGTACTTAGACGCAACTGTAACTCCTTTCTTTTCGTCTGACGAATAAGACTTACCAGTAGCATCCAAGTCACTTGTTAGTGTGACTTCCATTTATTTAAGGTATTTGTAAACCTGATCCAGAAAGTAAATCAGTTCTTAATCTCCTTCTTCCATAACCTCTACGTTGTTGAGCTGCACCTAAGCCTGCACTTCCTCCTGGTATCTCAAGTGCTGCTGCTGGACGTTGAGCTGTTGCAGATGGTGGGGGAGCAGATGGAGCAGTAGCAATCTTTTCTTGCTCGGCTTGTCTGTCAGCCTGGTCTGTTCTAGTTTGTTCATACTGTCTCTTCTGTTCAGCCATTTGTTCACGCTGCAACCTAAGAGTTTCTTCCGATCTATCGGGTGGACGACCTCCTCCTCCGCACATAACTAGCTCCCTGATATGTTACTTTGCTCATCATAAACGGAAATTAGCATCTTTACCACACTTCTTTGTCCAGAGTCATACCATATCTGACGATCTTTAATATCAAGATCAGGACATTTTTCTGGATATATTTCATTTAACTTTCTAATTAATGCTTCATCAATAGGAGGAAATAAGTCGTCAGCTTCCATAAACAATGCTAAGTTATAGACATACTACTTTAATTACTATGGCTAAGAAAGGGTTGTATTACAATATAAACAAAAGAAAGAAAGCTGGTACAAGTAGAAGTAAGAAGGATAGCACTATATCATCAAAGGCTTATTCCAATATGCAAGCTGGCTTTCCTAAAAAGAAAAAGAAAAACCCACTTGATCTATGATTTTTTCTTTGGCGACCACAATTTAATCTTACCTGTATTTAAATTAATATCTTCTTGACGTAGTATCCTCGACAGCCTGGCATTTAATAGTGCGTCAGCATAAGTTAAGTTCTGTTTCTTATACGCTTCAACTACTTTCTGCCACATATCTTCCAACTTAATGCTATCCCCTAAAATTTTTTCAGCCCCAACCATGCCTACTCCTGGAATACCTTTATAGTTATCAGTCGGATCTCCACTACACGCTTGCTTCATCCAATTTCTATCAGCTTGTCTCTTAGTTATTAGTTCGAGATCGTCTCCAGCTAATAGCTTGCAAGGTATAGTTCTCATATCTTTATCAACACTTACAATAACTGGATCAGGGTATGCTTTTGATGTAGCTAGTACTCCAAGTACGTCATCCCCTTCGCAGTTTGTATATCTTATTGACTCCCATTCCTGTTCCATCCATTCTATTAATGGTTTAAATACTGTAGGCTTCCGCTTAGTTACTCTGTTTGCTTTATAGTCCTGGTATATTTCATGCCTAAATGTAGGGTAAGAACTAAATGTCATTACAACATCTTTATCTTCAGCTATATCAATGAAGCCATTTAGCTTTGCGTTAACTACTTTTGTTGCATCACTTAAGAAAGAATGAGTAGTCCATACATTAGTCTCCCATTCAACTACTTGTTCTACTGCACAAGCAGCAGTAAAAGCCAAGTGATCTCCGTCAATTAATAAAGTCATAATAAAAAATCAGTAAGGGAAGCAGATAATCTGCCAGTTGTTTCGTTGTATTCGAGCTTGTCTGCTCGACCTAATGTGCCGCTATGTCTATTCTTTAATACTTTTAACTGTAGTTCGTTTGATGTTGCTGTATCTTGTTGCGACCTAATGCCACAAATTACGAGGTCACTTAGCTGGGCTATGGAACTGCTACCTCTCAAACTTTGTAGGTTAACGTCTCCTCCCTCCTCGGCTGGCTTACCATCCGTCCTTCTTAAGTGACTAACCATAACTAAACCTACTCCAGTTTTTTCTACCACTTGTCTTAACTTGGTGCAGCATACATCTATTTGTTTTCTCTCATCCCCATCACTTAGTCCACTCACTACCAGGGAAATATGATCCAGGAATATAACGTCACACTCCTCGCCAGTTGCCATGTATGTTATCTGATCTATCAATCGGTCAGGGTCAAGAGAACCAAAGTGTTGTAACAGTATAAAATTATTGTCGCTAAATAAATAATCAAACGCTTGTCTTAGTTCTTCCTGGTCTATTGCTTTCTCGTCCAGGTGTAATGGTTTGTTTACTGCAATAGATAGTATGCCCTGTAAACTTCTCTTGCTACTTTCTTCTAATCCAATCCACCCTACTCGAAGTCCGTTAACTAAAAAATGATGAGCCAATTCTCGACAGAGTAGGCTCTTGCCGACTCCAGTTCCAGCGCAGATAGTAGTTAAACTTTGCTTACGAAAGCCACAACATATCCTATTTAATTCTGGGAAGGGATAACTACATACCTTAGAGGTATCTTCCTTAATTAAATCTTCCCATAAATTATAGGCAGAGTGTATGTTGTCGGGTCTGACAGGGCTTGCCTTCCAGAGTAAGTCCTTGAGTAGCTCGCCCTCCCCTGCAAGGAGCATTTCATTAGCATCCTTTCTTGGTAGGTTAGCGATAGCTGCCTTGCCAGTAGGTAGGACTTTTGCAACCTTTTCGGCAGCATCCAAACCAGGTGCGTCCGAGTCAAAACAAATAACTATACGGACAAACTGAGATAACCATGATAAATTTGCAGCTACATACTTCGTAGCAGATTGCGCTCCCGAAGGCAAACTTACTACAGGAAACTTGTTACCCTGCACCTGGGATACAGACATTGCATCTATCTCTCCTTCAGTAATGACAACAAATGTTTGTCCAGTATTATGTTGTCTCCATAAATCCTGACCCCATAGCTTTATATCTTTTAACTCTCCCTGCCATATAAATCTCTTGTCTCTAAATCTTATATGTTGTGCAGCTAGTGTTCCGCTTTGACTTTTATAGCTAGCTACTTGGCAATCAGCTCCATTAAAATTTGCAATACCATAACCAAATAGTTCGCAAGTTTCTTTAGTGATTCCACGTTTAGGTAGTTCGCAAGGGGATGCAACTAAAGGCTTCCATTGTTTCTTCATTGGTGTAAATGTTTTAGTTGGCTTATCTTTACCTGGTTGATATTGCCATCCGCATCCAAAGCAATGCTTATGACCATCATCATAAACAGCTACGTTATCTTTGCTTCCGCACTCAGGGCAAGGCTCTTTGCTCTTGTACTTACTTGTCATACCATTCTTTTGGGATAGTCTTGTTACACCAAAGGAAGCCATGACGTTCAGCCCATTGCCAATACGTCAGACTTCTTTTAGCTTTACTAAGTTTGTTGTTTGCGTTTTGAAAACAGAAACGAATACTTAGTGTG